TCGCTTTGAAAACTATCTTCGTAGATGTGAAGATTGGTACCGAGGACAGGGAGAGTATGAACATCTTGCTGAAAGATGGAACTCTAGTCCCCCACTCAATTATAGTTTGACTTACGGTACGCTACTACAAGAAGAAGACTATCTCGATGAGTACTACGCAAGAGTGGCACTCATTAGACAGTACGTTCAATGTAAAGCTATACCTAAAAACTTTCCTAGAAGTGCATCACATCTTAGACAGTTTGGAAGAATGTCACCATTCACTCCTTTCTATCTAACGCATCCAAAAGAATGGCCAGATATTATTAAAGCCGATTCTTTTATGCAAGTAGATAGAGATGAAGGAGTAGAGTTTATCATTGACGCTCCATGGGTTAGCCGTATGCTTGCGCACGGCTAACCCATTACGCACCTCAAGAAAAAGGATTTTATTATGGCTAGCAACCCGTTACTAAAATTTAGAAATGAAATACTGAGTAAAGTTATTTACCCTAAATTGTATGGAATTATTTATGCAAACAAGGGAAACATTTCTCAGTCAGAATTATGGAAAGTATTTAGAGAGGAGCATGATTGTTCTGTTTCTCTACGAGAATTTAAAGAGTGGATGATTGAGTTAGGATTAGAAGAGTCTAAAGTGACTACTTGGAATTGCCCTGAAAATTCTAATCCTGTTCAAATAGAAACAGCAAATGCATCTAGGGTACCTAGCATTAGTCCTCCCACACTTATGGCAATGGAAGAAAGTAATTACAAAACAATGAGGGAAGAAATACCTGTCCCTACCGATCCAGATATAGGCTTTGACAACGAATAGGAAAAACACATGACTCAGACACAAGATTTAGCAGTAGGAAAAACAGGAGCGCAGAAGTTTTCTGGCTTAGGTTTTTCAGGACAAAAGATGGTTCATCCACCCGGACAATTACTAGGACTCCTAGTAGGTATGCCCGGTGCAGGTAAATCATCTTTCATACAATCAAACCCAGAGGCTTTTATAATTAATGCAGACGGAACTAGTACAACCAATCCAAATCCTCAAGCCTGTATATGGCCTGGAGTCACGTCGCAGGGAGAACCGATGGATGTCGGTGGATCCAAGATGGTGCTTAGTTGGGAAGCAATTGAAAAGAAAAAAGAACAACTCATTAACCTCTCAAAGAATA